GGCTAGAGGTCATCTATACTAGCTAATAAGTGTTTCTTTACGCTAGAAATTTATTTCTTAGATTTGGATCAATTATAAAATCATCTAGGGTAAGGGAGGTTTGTTTTACAAAGGGAGAGTTTTTATTACGTAAAACATCCTTATTAAAGGTATTTTCAGAATGACTCATAACCAACATAACCTTTTTAGGATCCAATTGAATTATTGGATGTACATAATTATCTAAAAAGCTACGTTCCTCAGCATAAATAACAGAATCATCATAGGTGTGCGTTTTTCCATAGATAGACCTATAGGCCAATGTTCCATTTGTTGCATGCTTGGGTCCATAGGGGCCTAGTTTGTAAATTATTTGTGTATCAGTATAATACATATACATTTCTGAAGAAGCTGCCAATTGTATTTTTGGATTTTTAGCAAACATCTCTACTACATGAATAACTCTATACGGACTATAATAATCATCATCGTCCATACATACTATAATAGTTCCCTTTGCCTCCTTGTTTAAGATATTTCGTTTTTCTCCAATATTTAGCTTTTCTGAATGTTGTATATAGCGTATATTTGGTAAATCCTTGGCCTCCTTATTAAGAATATCTTCACAGGTTTCTTGACCATCATCTAAGATAATCCATTCCATAGATTCCTTTGGGTAGATTTGGGCTCTATAACAATCAATTAATCTTGAGAAAAAGTGCGCCCTATTATAGGTCGGTGTTAATACTGATACAAGGGGCCTTGACATTAATATACTATATTAAAAATTCCTTATATTAGGATGGAACTTATACCAGCAGGAACCATATTATATAGATCTTCACCTAATATATGTATTTATGGGTCAAATCTATGTAATCAAAAACGTGAATGTGGAAATACTGGAAAGAAGGGTGTGTATTTTAGCACCTATATTTTACAGTCACTTGCAATGGCGATTGAATATGATCGTGATCTAGAACTGGGTATATTTGTAACTACAGCACCTATTAGTGTTCCTATTGGTAAATATAGTTTTCGTAATATACATCCCGAGAGATGGAATCCAACCTGGCCAAAGAATCATATTTTAATAGAAAATGAAAATATCTCTCATTTTAACTCTGAAATGGAACCCATTATTACATTTAACAATGTACCAATAAGTTATGTACAATTTGATTTAAATCCTGGGGAGGGGGAGTTATTCTTAACTAAAAAAGAAGAACTAGACTCTGTAAAACTTGTAGAAACCTATAAGATTAGTGTTGATGCCTTAAAGCGTCTAATAAAGAATGAGTTTTTTAATAAGGGTTATAGATTTATTCCAACAAATGATATAGGCCTATATAAACGTTCAGGATCTATAGCACCCCTTGTATGCCCACCAAAGGGTGGTAAAAGAAAGACACGGTCTAGGCAACTTGTAAGGGTAAGGAAGCCATAAAGGCCTTGTATTCATCAATTGAATGTTGATCAGGAATCCAATAAAAGGGAAACCATAAAATCTTACCAAGGCGTGTAGTTGCGGGTTCTATACTACATGGGATTAAACTATATATATGTACCTTTTTATCTTGAAATAATCTATATATTGAATAAAAAAGTACAAGGGGAGCAAAAATAGGAACACAGCCATATATGAAGTATAAAATACGATACATAGGAGGTCGTCCTATTGCCATATTTGCAGCAAAACTTCCACACATTAAAAGTAATGAAACTATAAGAAATCCGGTAAATACACTTAAGGCTGTACTAAGAATAGTTTGTCCTGCACTTTTTACATCCACCTGCTGTTTTTGTACTTCAACCGTTTTCTTTGTATACTCTGCTAGTTGTGAGTTTAGTTGACTTGTTGGAATTGCTTGCGCCGCTTCAACCTGTGATTTTATATTTGATACAATTGACGAATCAACAAAGGTTGTTGTTATAGTATCATTGATTTTTTGAAATTCCTGTGTAAAGTCTATTTGAGATGCTGTATTTTTATTTCTATTATACCAAGAAGTTTCTGCTGCTAGAGTGGGTAGAAAGGCAGTTTTTTTATCCGATGTAATTGTTTTATCTGCAACTAATTTATCTAAGATTGTTGGAAGTGAGATAAGTGTGTTATTAAATTTGCGTTTAGGAATATCAACAGACATTAGACGTTTTATTTCAATTGTATTAGAATCTTGATTACCTTGGACATCTGTAATATCTACACTTGGATTTTTCTTTAACCAATCATAGGCATTCTGTACTACCTTGTATATAGAGGCACCTGTTTCGGGGGTAAGGGCATTATTTGCTACATCACTCTGTGTATTTGTTTGTACATTTGCCAAATAATCTTGATACTTAATACGAGTATTGCGTAAGTCTTTCAAATCTTGTGATGATTTTTTGGTAGGTTTTGAAAACCAAGACCCCATGCCTCTATCTATTTCTTAATACTTTTCTAGTATTTCTTGTACGCCTTCTATTCTTGGTCTTTTTACGTCTACCGCCAGCTAAGGGTGGTAGTCCTGGATCAGGTGATTGGGCTGAGGGTGGGTAAATTTGTATAATATCTACAGGACTGGAACCAGCATTTATACGTAATACTCTATTATAAAATCTTGTATTAGGCGGGTCATCTACATGAGTTAGTAGAAGTACATCACCTCGCCTTCCAGTATCATTTGGATGATAGGGACGAAAGGCACGACTCATTGAAATATCAACAAAGGCTAAGCTAGGACCATGGGCTCTTTCACAACCAACTAAGACACATCCGCCAGCATCACACCCAGAATAACGTGGCTCGGCTAATAGTTGTCGTATATATCCCCTACCAGCCGAACGACCATCGGTTGGACAATGGCCAACAACTACCATCTTGAAGCGTGTTGGCTGGCAGGCAGTATCACGAGCATAATCCTTGTAAAATCGTGACCATAGAGGGGATGTGGGTGTACCACTGGTTGAGAGATAGTACCTATCTGCTGCATTTAATGTGAGAAAGTCGCTAGCATCTAATCGCTGTTGAATATCTATTAGACTATCTGTTAAATTAACAATTGCGGGTTCACCATAACTTCCATTTCTATGTAAACCACCGTGTACACAAACAACCTCCTCACCCACACAGGTAATTAAATATGGAGTAACTTGATAAAAGGGTAATAAACAATTTCTTCTATTTATTTCAGTTCCAAAATAAGTTCTTGCACTATTATGAACATAGGCGCCACACATGCCATAATCTAGTGTATCAGTTATGACAGTGTGCCAATCGTGATTTCCAATTGTAAATCTAAAATCTGAACCATGTAGCCGCGACTTAATTTTTAGATTATATAAAAATATATGTAGAAGGACTTCTAAGTTACCAATTTCATCATAGACCTCGTGAAAAATGTTATTATCATATCGCGCCCCATCAACTATATCACCAACTATAATAAGTATAAATTTATCAGGAATAATTATATCAAAATTGGTTATAAAATATACAATTGCATTTCTATCAGCTGCATTCTGGAGATTTTTATAGTAGGGTGAGGCGACATCGTTTGGATTTGTTGTATAATAACTATCTATTATATTCATGTTAAAAAGAAGAAACATAAGTTTTTCTAGATCAGAATGAACATCACTTGTTATAAATACAATCCGCCCTTCAGGAATAAGGTAGGGTGCTCTTAAAACATCCTTAGCAGCTGCTAATTTAGTTAAGATAGCCGCGTTAAGTGTTCTTTCTATACCGGGTTGTAGGTCTTCAAAGGTTGTTAAGGCCTCTGCATCTGTTATTAATAAGTCTGCTAAAGCTGGAGCAGCCATTAGTCTAAATATATAGTATATATTTAGATAGATGGGTAAGACAAGGCATCAAACACGAAAAAAAAATAATTTTGATTATGAGGTTGCCATTCCTTCCTATAAACGCCCAGAGACCTTACGTGATAAGACCTTGGCTGTTTTAAAGGCCTATCGTATACCCGCAGATAAGATTACTGTCTTTGTGGCAAATACTGAACAAGAAAGTATATACAAACATACCTTGACATCAGGAACCTACGGTAAAATAGTAGTTGGCGTAGTTGGAATGGGGGCCATACGAAATTTTATTAGCAACTACTATCCAATTGGTACCTCTATAGTGAATATTGACGATGATATTAAGGGATTCTTAGAATATGATGCAACAAGTCCAAGAAAGGAAAGACCCCTACGTAGTCTTCTTTCAGTTGTACGGCAGGGATTCCATGCCTGTGAACAGGCTGGTGCCCGTCTATGGGGAGTTTATCCAGTGGCAAATGGTTATTTTATGAAGCCAAAAATTAGTAAGGATCTGCGTTATATTATTGGAAGTTTCTGGGGATGTATAAATCCTGGAACTCAAATAAATATTACCCTTGATGATAAGGAAGATTATCAGCGCAGTATCTTATATTACAAGGCAGATAAGGCAGTAGTAAGGTTAAATAATGTTTCTCCAATTAGTTCATATTACAAGGAGCCTGGTGGAATGCAAGAAGAGCGAACCAAGGCACGTGTTGAAAAATCGGCACGCTGGCTTGTAAAAACCTATCCCGAGTATGCCGTTCTAAATCCAAGCAAGAAAAGTGGATATATGGAAGTTCGTCTTAAGGATACTACAACGCATACTTAATTCCACCATATCCAGATTCTACAATAAAAAAGTTTATGTTTTCAACATAGACAAGCAAGTCATATACATAGACTGGTAACGGTGGAAGAGCCCAAGGATTTACATCAATTTGAAAGGTTCTTATACGACTTGCATTTATACTGCCACTGGGCTGATCATCGGGACTTGATAAACTAAAATTAATTATTGGAAGAAATCTTGACTGAACCGTACTACCCCCTGTGACATTACGATACTGTTGTAGGTTTGTGTAAAATGCCGATGGTTTTTCTTCTTGATAATCATTGCCATCTAATATAACACGCAAGCTATTAATAATATCAACCTGAGAATTTGGAATAATAAGGCCACTTGAGCCTAAGATATTCTGTAAGCTTAATCCGCCCAGAGTAGGTAACCAAGGAGCCTTGTATGGATCAACCCAATTTGTATAATTTTCTACTTGATTTCTATACAAATATGAATCTGATCTTCTAGGAACAAGAATAAGGCGTGTTATTGGATTGGCAATTTCCAAATCTACTGTTGTTCGTGTATATATATTTGCCTTATAAAATGTTGTAACCTGTGTAACAAGATAGTTTAAGGGAGTTGCAGCAAAAACCTTTCTTTCAGCTTCCGTTAAATATATATAAGAAGCTTGTAGACGAGGATTTATATACCAGGTATTTAAGGCTGGTACTGCGCAATTAAAGTCTGTTAAAAAGGATCTGAATTCACCAGAAGGATCACTATCAGTTACATAGCTTGGCTGTCCAATGGCTATATTATAATTAGAGGCATTAACACGAAATCCTGGACGGACACGAAATCCTGAGGCATCAAATATACTATAAAGTTCTCGTATAGGGCGTAGTGTTAATTGTATTTCACATTCATGATACTGAAGTGCAATAAGCGGTAGTGATTTTTTAATAGATTCAGAAAACCAAAGAGGTAGAGGCACATATACTGTTCGTCCAGGAATACTTGGACGATTAGCCTGTTGGGGAGTATTTGGTTGTGGAATAACAGTTGGATAACCAGTGCCTGAACTTCCTCCAGCATATACTCCATTTTTTGGATCTGTTAATTCAGGGACATCACCAACTAAATATCTCCATTTTTGGAAACTATCCTGATCTAAGTCCGCATGATTTTTCGCAAGTATGTAATCACCGTCAAATTCTTGAATCTTACTTCCTCCCACATAGAAGGCTAAATTACTAATAATATTAGCTCCTAGATAACTGTTCCATTGAAACTCATACTGGCTATTTCTATTGTCTACAAACTTACTATAAATATCAGGAATATCAAAGGTCAGAGTTAAATCTGTGACAAGGTCAGCTATACGTGGTATTTTATTTCGCAACTTAATAGGCTGATCAAAGAAGAGTTGATTTGGCCCTTCTAAGGCAAGTGTGGTATTTTCTATTGCAAAATGTGAATGGCGCTTAAATACCTTATAGAAATAGGTAAATTCAGGATTACCATTTAAAATAATATTCTGTGAACCGTAACTAACAAGTGCTAATAAACCGCCACCGGGCATATCCTATTTAGCACTTGTTAGTTATATTTAGATTCATTTACGTACTGTATTTATTCACCCACCAGGTATCCTCCAAATATGGAGGAGAATCTTCGGACTTTTTCTCAGTTTTTGTACTAGCACCGCCTTGAACAAGTGACTGAATCTCCGTATATGATAAGGCATAACTGAAATATATTAGATTACTAAAATTTCCAGTGTAGCTTCCAAAGATATGTAGATTCTCATTTATTAAGGATGGTACATTGGTGCGATTTAATACAAGTGAACGTTGACTAAATAAGTAAAGATTTCCAAAATTCTGATATAAAACACCATCAGTAATATTTAGACGCTTTGCAACGTTGCCATTTACATAAATTTCAATACTATTATCACGTGCCATTACAACAATGTGTACCCACTTTTTTACAGGAATATTTTCAACATCAACATAGTTATTCCATGTCTTTGATGAATTCATATATACACGAAGAGTATTTGCATTTGAATGTAGGAAAATACCGGGCCCTAATAAGGGATAGGGAACCGGATGACCCTTGTGTAAGATATGGAGTAGACCACTCTCATTTTTGAAACTTGAAGGATCTATCCATAGAAAGAATGAATAAGAAAATTCTGCTCCTGAACGTTCATTATCGGATAAGGGTAGCAGGGTAGCCTTTGGTATTGACGGGTCTTGATCAAAGTTGCGGGGTTTATCTAAGGAACTTACTGTAAGAGGTAAAACATCAACACGTGTACCGGCAATTTGTTTAAAACTTTTATAAATGAGTTCAACTGAAAGAAGAACAATATATAAGGTTACACTTATAAGTATACCTATGACTATCTGAGGTACAATACCAGTACCAGAAACATAGGAACTGTTTTGTATACTGTTCATCACTCTATATCTAGACCTGTAAATTGTAAATTTACGGTATTATATTCTTTTTGGGATAATCAAGCTGCATGGCAGATGAAGGTGAAAATAGTGAGGTTATATACTCCCATACTGAATATTGAGGTCCAGGACCGGTCATATATAAATTCCAAATTTGTTCGGGATTTAATGCATAATTATAGGCACTTACATTACTTACAAATCCTCCAAATCCACCGTGATCACATACAGAAAGTTTCATATTAGATCTATCTACCCTGAAAAATGATGGAAGTATACAACTTCTTGATAACTTACCATCAAGGTATACATCACATGTCTTATTATTTAGGGTAACAGTTACCTGTACCCATTTTTGCATATCAACAGAGTTAATATCGCAGGCAGAACTTGGTTCAAGAAGACTATTTTCATTTACAATTGATCTAAACATTGAGTTAACAGTTGTTACTCTTAAATCAACATCGGAACTTGTGGGTACTGCTGAGCCGGCAGCAGTTGAAGGGGGTGTTGTTTGTACACGAACCGATAACACATTTTTATAAGGACCAAGGTAGACTAAGCATGATAAGAATTGTCCACCTCCAATACTTATAACATGCTTGTTTTGCCCACGGTTAACTGAATAATCATTTATATAAACCCATGTATTTAATGATAATTCACCTCCTTCATAAACTGCCGGAAGTCCATCACCAGTTGCAGTATAAGGTGTACCTGGACTTGCAGAACTTATAGCGTTTAAGATGGTATTTCCTTGAAGTCCTGAATTACTTGTTAAAAAAGTATATAAATAATAAAGTGCAACAAATAATACTACAAATAAAATAACCTTAGGAAGAGTTCCAGATGGAGTAACAGCAGCAACTTGTTCCATATCTATCTATAAGTGTCAAAGTTATTCTATGCGTATGGAGACTTCCAATTTTTTAGTGGATTTTGAACTGGATCAGATGTACTGAAACAGAAGAATCCATTCGGGCAGCCAAGGTTTGGTATAAAAAAATAATAACTTGGAAGTATGCTTTCTGTTGGTAAATAAGGCTTGTGTCTTGTATCTGATGTCGCAGCTAAATCAGATAAGACATCATTAAGGCGATATTCTGTCGGAGCAATTCGTGGTAGAGCAAAATCGCCTGAAAGTTGTTTATCTCCAATTATGAACTGAGCTGAATTAATTGTCGGAAAGTATCGTGTACGTTCACTAAATACCACTTCACCGTTATAATATATTGTATAACGGCGCCCTTCCTTTACAATAACAACTTGAATCCATTTTTGTTCAGGAAGATTTTTTAGAGGAAAGGATTCGTAAATAACTCTATTATTTTCTCCACGTGTTTGAATTTTAACAGTGGTAGACTGTGGCGTTTTCATATTACCGGGATTTAATTCTATACGAAGACAGTTTTTCAGTTCTAAAATTCTAATTGGTGTTGTATTGTTAAGTGAGGATGATTTATTATTTGACTTATATTTTAAATAAACAAGTAAGGTTCCAGATGGCGGTGTTAAGAAATTATCTCTTACAGCACTGGGTGATCCAATATTAGTTTCATTAATTCTTCCATAGGTCGGAGACAAACTTTTAAAAATAGATGGGCGAAGATTTGATATAACTATAAGCGAAATTGTTGTAGTTATTAAAATAATTATTAATACAACAATTAATATACCTGACATGGCCATAGACTATTCCTAATTTAGACCAGTAAAGCTTTATGAACTAACCAAACATGTATCTGGTAAGGCCCGTTTTTCAAAGCTATTCTGTGGTGATCCATAGGACCTGAATTCAGCAGGACTTACTGGCCTTGGCCATATACGTAGATTAGAAACTTGTGCTGTATTTGTTAGTATATCTGAATTTGGAGGACGTAGGGGACCTACAACAGCACGCACATTATTTGGAAAGGCCTTATTACTTAGTAAATAACCATTTACATAAACTTCCAGTACCCTTGAACCGACAAAGACACCTATTCTTATAGGCTTACCCACAGGAATATTTGGAACATTTATTGATTTTACATTAATACTGTTGTCAGAGTTTAGTGTTTGTAGGGATACATATAGGTCATTTATTAACGGATCAAGATACACACATACATTAAAATTTGGATTTACTGTTAGTATAGTATTAGTAATACCAGTTCTACCTGTAGTAAAGGCTCCACCTCTTGAAAATAAGATACGTGGAGATCCTGTGTGTGCTGTTGGATTATCAAGTTGAATGTCTAACATAAAACTCCAATTTTGAGTGATTGTTCCAAGAGATGTTGATGTATCTAAGATTTCAATAATAGACTTTGGATTTTTCCAATAAAGAAGTGAGTCATCTGAACCGGGGAGGCTTATAAGACCACTGTCTCCTGGATTAAGACGAAAAATCGGTGTAATTGTATAATTAACTAGAACGAGTATTAACATGACTACAATAATAATAATAACCAAATAATATACATATTGAAGTACACCTGGAGATATACTTTCTGAACTAAGATAGCTACTATCTGTCAAGGTATATGACATTCCTATTTATTCGTTTTTTTTCTTGTTCCAGTTTTTGGTGAAAAATTTATGCGTTTATAATATGCATTTGTTGGACCAACCTTACAATCCGCAAGTTTTTCTCGTAAATAACAGACAAAACTAATTCGTGTAAAGGGTTTTTCTTGACCTAGGGTGCCTGTTGAAAGATCATTTAGATAAATAGTAGGTAGGGTCTTATTATATAGCTTTTGCTCTGGAGTCTCTACCATTTCTGTATTACAATGCCATTCATGAACATCCATGGCAAGAAAGTCGCCTGTGCGAACATTAAATCCAAGTGAATAGCGTGGGAAACATGTTGCGCCACCGTTATACTTACCGTATTCTAAGACTGTTAAATTTCCAAAACCCTCCTTAAAATCGCCATCGTCCTTATGTAAGGCTGTTCTGAAATTGCGATTTAAGGTTACACTACTAAAGGCAGTGTCATCAATTTGAAACTTTGGATTAGACTGTGCCCGCTCATATTGTTTCTTATGATTCTCTGGGATAAGTGCCTTGAAACACTTATCAATGTGTTGTAAAAAGGGTAGACCTTGTTTAAATTGTTGGAAGTATTTTTGAGTATAGGATGTAAGACGACAGGGAAGGCCCATAAAGGGTGTTTTTTCAAAATAACCAAGTACACTACTGTAAACGTTGTTGTTGACACGCATCTTTCCGCCGTTTGCGTCTAAGGCACTCCAGCCCCTGATTTCTACAGGCTTACGCTTCTTCCAGTATTCAGAGTTGGTCTGAATGGGTCCTGCAGCCGCACCACGATTTCTTGAGGGGGCGGCAGTTTTATAAAAGGCTTCCCATCCAAGCTCTAAAAGATCCTTCGGGATGACATTTTTACGAAAACGGGCCAAGAGTTTTTTTGTTGTGGCATCATATATGTCTACATCATTATCATAGATGGTCATACCCTTTTCATCAAAGTAGGTTCCCTCACGTGCCTTAATTTGATCATCTGTCATAGTTGGCTTAGCATGTATTACCTCAGCCTTATCATGTAAGGATTCTGTAGGCTTCTTTGGAACTTGGAGAAAGGGAAGCATTGTGCTCACATCCTTTATTCTAACTTTTTTTGTGTTATTCATCCTACTTAGTGTTTATTAATCAAAATATCTATTATATTCTGATTAACGCCGTGACTTTCTGGACTTTCTGGACTTTCTGGACTTTCTAGTGCCGCCATAACGATTGGGTTCACCATATTGAAATGTACTGAAAGGATCTTTACTTGATATAACCATTTTACCATTATTATTTGGATACGCATACATATGTCCTAAAGCATGATACGGTGATGGTGGCCCTGTAGCAAAATGAGATTCATTTTGGGGTACAGTAAATGGTGATGGGGGCCCTGTAGCAAAATGATAATTATTTTTGGGTACAGTAAATGGTGATAGGGGTACAGTAGACGGTGATGGTGGGGCGGCGGCCGGCCGATGCGCATAAAATGCATTTAAATATCCATTATTTGCAGGCTTTACTGCCCATCCGTCATAACCATTTGATTCAGTCGGATGTCCAATTGCCTGCTTAAGTCTATTAATTCTTGAACTAATTAATCTTTTATTAGTTATATTCTTTGTTCCATTCATTTTAAGTGTTAATTTTTTTATATTATTTCTGATAGAGTTATTACGTGTTTTTGGCCCATGTAAAGGATAAAATTCCGGGGCTACATAGCGCTCAGGCTCAGGTGGAGCTACCATTCTTAAATTATTAGGGGGAGCTAAAAATCCCATATTATTACGAGGAGATAAAGGAAGGGGGGGTAGTGCGCGACCCGAAGAGAACATTCTACAATAGGTATTTTATTATTAACGCCGCAACTTTCTGGACTTTCTGGACTTTCTGGACTTTCTGGACCTTCTACCTCCACGTCCGCTATAAGCTCCATAATAAAAATTAGCAGCCTTTCTAGTAGCGTTTTCAGCATTTGCTCTTGTTTTAGCATTGCGTGCTGCCTGTTGTGGATCTTGCCGCCCGGGTAATACGGGTTTTGGATGTGTAAGTTCCCATTCAATATATTCCCTTCCCGCAGTATTTTGGTTCTGTCCTCGGGAATATTTTGGCTTACTGCTGTTCCATGCCTGCATATTTGTAACATATTTTAGCGCGCCTGCATTATTTAGACCAGCCTGTGTTGCATTTGTATAGTAAGGGTTGGCTCTAAGGCTATTAACTGACGCTTGTTGTTTTGTTGCATTTGAAACGCTTCCGGGATTTACAGCCTTAGCCTTAGAAGTGAACCATGAGAACATTCTATCTAGTATAGGCATAATAAATACCCCCTAAGACTATACCTCCCGCTAATAGACCCCCGCCTGCGACTAGCATGTGTTTATATTGAACTGCATCAATGTCCTGCGGTGTCCAAACAGGACTACGTCCAAGATCACCAAGAGCATGATAGAACTGTATAGAATCCATTTCAGTATATTCAGCCTTACCAAGGTCCTTATTTACTAAATTGTGGATTTTTACAGTCCATGCAAATAAATCCTTACTAGAATCAAGACTCGGTGTAATAGGATTTGCCTTTAAATGCTCAGCATAATGTCCACGGCAAACGGGACAGGGAATAAGATTTACAAAACTTTCATAAAACTCTTTGGCCGAACGTTTTTGAGCATAATTTGGCTTAGTTGGATAACCAAGAGCTATTATATGCATCGTGTGCCATAAAAAAGGTCCCCACGTTTGTGGAGGTATACGACCGGGCATTCTTCTGTATGTAAGAATCTTTCTAAAAAAATCATAACGCTCAGTGTAAAGAATTAATAATATCTATAAATAGATTTATGAGTTCATACTATAAGAACACAAAACAAATTTGTTGTACAAATTGTGGAGAATATGGTCATCATTTCAGATCATGTAGTAAGCCAATATACAGTTATGGTATTATTGCCTTTAAACATAGTAAATCTGATTGGAATCAGGCAGAAGAATTGTTAAAAAATAATTCATCTTCTGGATTTGCCTTAGATGATTTAAAGGTACTTATGATACAGCGTAGGGATAGTATTGGATACATTGAATTAATAAGAGCAAAATACAAGACTAATGATATTGAATATATTAAGGAGCAAATTAGAGGAACTACAGAAAAGGAACGGCAGAACTTATTAACCAAAAGTTTTGATGAGCTATGGTCTGACTTATGGGGAAAATCAACCTTTGAGTTAAAACAATACAAGCAGGAATATGATCAAGCGAAACTCAAATTTGAAATACTGAAAAGTGGCTTAGATATTGACGGTGGAAAAATTACATTAGAAGAACTTATACAGATTATACCTATTATATGGACTACGCCAGAATGGGGATTTCCAAAGGGGCGGCGAAATGTACTTGAAAAGGATTTAGAATGTGCCACAAGAGAATTTATGGAAGAAACGGGGCTCTTAAAAACTCAATTTAGTATAATTAAAAATATAGAACCCCTTCAAGAAATATTTTATGGAAATAATAACATACATTATTGTCATATTTATTATCTAGCATGGATTCATTCAGATGTTGAAGTCACTTATGATAAGACTAATTTAATTATGACAAAGGAAATTGGAGATATAGGCTGGTTTAATCTAAACGATGCAAATACACGCATCCGAACAACAAACTTAGATAAAAAAGAACTTCTTAAACGGGCAGTAGGTATTTTAGATAGTCTAAGTATATTAGCGTTACATAATTCTGAAAATGAAGAAGAACACCAAATTAGGAATGAACAATTTAGGGTATACGGCCTCCCCAGTGGAGGAAATAAGATCTTTAGCAAACCTTTCAAAAAATGGTCTTATACATCTATGGAAGGTTGAGAAAGATATGTCTAAACGTGATCGTATTATAAGGGAAGTACAAAAACGGGGACTCTTTCCAGATGATGAAGCTGTATCAGATGGGGGTCTGTATCCTGATGTTGAAGATCCAAACTTTGTATCAAGGTTACTCAAAAAGAGTGAATTTGCAGACACATACAGTACACCAATCTCAAATGAAAACGCCTGTATATCCGGTGCAGAGTTTGAAGTAACACCAGTTCAACGTTTTGTTGCAAACTTTCTACATCCACGGACCCCATATATGAGTGCATTATTATATCATGGTGTTGGTGTTGGTAAGACCTGTGCAGCCATTCAAACTGCTGAGGCTTACTTAGATGTTTATCCACAACGTAAGGTCATGATTGTTGCTCCACCAACAATCCAGGCAGGATTTTATCGTACAATATTTGATATACAAAATCTTCATATTGGAACTGGTGAGGCTTCAAATTATGCAATAGGATGTACTGGAGACACATACTTACGTATTACAGGACTCACAAATGAACGTAATAGGGATATTATAGAACGTGATGTACGTCGTGCTATAAAGAGTCGTTATGAGTTTTATGGATACTTACAATTCAGAAATTATATACGATCTATTGTGGCAAGAGTATCAAAAAGAGGAACTGATGATGAAATACGCCTTCGTGAAATTGATGCAATCAAGAAAGAATTTAACTATAGACTTCTTATTATTGATGAAGCACATAACTTACGTGATGTTGCCTCAACTGGCGTTGTAGAGGAGGAAGAGGAAACTGACACAGTTGGAACAGAGGATGAAAAGGAGGAAGCTAAGGCTGGAAAATTATTAACACCCTATTTAAATCTACTCTTAGACTCGGCAGATGGTATAAAGCTTTTACTTATGACAGCCACTCCAATGTTTAACAGTGTCTTAGAAATCATTCAAATATTTAATCTACTTCTTAGAAATGATAAGCGTGCGACTATAACACAGGATATGATTATGGATGTTCAGGGAAATCTTATTGAGGGGGCGGATAGTATTATAAAGCCAATAGCAAATGCCTATGTGAGTTTTATGAGAGGAGAAAATCCAAATAGCTTTCCTATAAGATTGATGCCCGAGGGTCTAGATTCTCGGGGGAGACCTATTGAACGTGTTACCAAGGAAATATATCCTAGGTATATTTTTTCTCTAAAAAATGATCAAGTTGATGTGAATCCTGAAATGATTGAGCGTATAGAAAGACTACCCTTGGTGGCCAGTACCTCTATAGAAGGTAGTCATAGTCATAAAGTCATGACTGCATTAACAATGCGGGGAGCTAGTCTTGGTTCAAATTATATGATTATAGATAGTCTTTTACAGGCTGGTAATTGTGTCTTTCCATTGGGTGAAGAAGGTCCTGAAACCTACGTGGGATTAAAGGGATTCCAGAATAACTTTGTAAAAAAAGGAAAGGGTGTTATTGGTACAAAGGATGCTTCTTGGTTATCTGAGGAAAATATATTCAGATTTTCTCCAAAAATGGCGACGATTCTACGTTTTTTACAAAAGGCAGAGGGTGTATGCTTCATTTACAGCCGATTTGTTATATCAGGAGCCTTACTTATGGCTCTTGTTTTAGAAGCAAATGGTTATACAATGTATGGAAGGCCTAGTGGCCTTTTAGAATCTGGAATACAGAGTCCAGGTGGTCGTCAGTGTGCCCATTGTAGTATGCGTGAGGCCGAACATACAAGTTCTCATGACTTTACACCTGCCATGTATGTACTATTAACAGGTGATAAGGAATTTAGTCCAAACAATAAGGCTTCCATTGACGCGGCACGTTCTGATATTAATGTAAATGGTGGTGTTGTAAAGGTTGTTATTGGTTCGCAAATAGCAGGAGAGGGTCTAGATTTACGGTTTATTCGTGAAGTCCATATCTTAGATGCCTGGTTTCACTTAAATAAGACCGAACAAATTATTGGACGTGGTATACGTTTTCGTAGTCATTGTTTAATAGATGATGTACAAAAACGAAATACCACTGTCTTTCTACATGTATTAACCATTCAAAATTATCCTAACGAAACGGCGGATCTATATTGTTATAGATCCGCGCTAGTAAAGGCTATTCTTGTGGGTCAGGTAAGTAGAACACTAAAACGTTTTGCCGTTGATTGTAACTTACGGAAGAATGTTACAGTTCTTAGTGGTTTAGGCACACGTATACAGGTTGATTCACAGGGCCTACCTAGAACTGGTGCTAAGGGTGATGGTATTTTAATAGATGATATGCCATATACAGCCTTATGTGACTGGATGGAATGTAAGTATACATGCGAACCTGATATAAGTATTGATGTTGAAGGAGCTAATGATTCTACCTATGATGCCTTTAGTGCAAGATATCGTGAGAGTAAGATTCAGAAAATTGTAAAGGATTTATTTTTAAGACAATCCTATTATTCACGGATTGAACTAGAACAAATATTGACTGCGACAGGATCTCCACAGATTGCAATAAATATAACGCTACAGGGTATTTTAAACAATAGATTATTTAGAGTTAGTCATGGATCAAAGGAGGGTTATATAATATATAAGAACGGATATTTCCTATTTCAACCAGAAGTCTATAAGGATACAAGTATTCCTATTTCCATACGCTCCTTAGATTTTCCTATACGTCGTGATAGTTTTACGCCTTCAGTAATGGATAAGCCTCCTGTAGAGGTTGAAGAAGAAACTGAAACAACCACAAAGGAATTATGGAAACATCTTGTAACATGGGTAAAAAAGGTTATTGAAGGTAACCAGAAAACAATCGGTATAGAAATTGAAAGACATATTGAAAAATTCACCCCTAATTTTTTACAGCAACAGGCAACCTATACTGATAAATTAGGAATGGTTATATATTTGGCAAGTAGAATACCAGATAAGGATAAGAATATTTTTAAATCTGCGGTTTTAGAATATTTATGGGACGAGTGGATTGATAGTCAATCTCAATATAATTATTATAATAGTAAGGATCCAGTAGTTTTAGAAGTAGCTGATGAAAATATAGTAAGTTCTGGGGGTTTTTCTGCTTATAGGTATATTGACCCACAAAGTAATGTTCTTAAATATATATGCGATAATGGTGAGCCATGTAGCAAGGGTGTAATAGATGCCTTTTCTAAGATTTCTGATTCTACAACACAAACTAAGGCTGAAGAAGGCACTACAGGATTTATGTATGGCTTTGTTGTTCCTAAGGCTGGAACCATGGTTTTTAAAACACATAAGCCACATAAGGTAGGTGAAACAGTTAAGGGGGGTCAAGAATGTGGAAATGTTGCTTCTGGAGATTATAAGGTCAAATTATATAGTCTTATTAAAGAACTTACTATAAAAGAAGTGGGTATAAGAGATTTTGACAAGGAAGCCATCAATAGAAAGGTATCTAAGATTCAAGATAAAAAGAGTGTTGAGGTTTCTAATAGTATACAAGGTTGTACGCTACTAGATTTGGTTTTACGTTATATGGATAAACTAAGGACCGATAATAAACGATGGTTCTTTCGTCCAATTTCTGCCTTTTACAGTGGTCATATGGGAAAAATAACAGCTGAAGCTAAAAAACTTATAACTGCTGAGAAAAAGGCCTTGAAAAAGGCTGATGTACAAGTAAGGAAAATAAAGGTTGTAAGTAAGGTCGTACCAAAGGCACCTGCTGCTACTCTTAAGAAGACCCTCAAGTTTGTCAAACGTCCTACAGAACCGGTTGTACCTGAAGCTGAATCTTCTGAATTAAGTTCACATTCATCAATGCCTGCCTTAGAATCCCCTCCAAAGATTGCGGTAGCAGAGGTAGAACCAGAACCAGAAATATTAAATCAAATTGATGAAGTATTTAATATAGAACA